TCGCCATCCGGCATCTGCCGCCAAGGAGTATCACATCATCAAAGGCAGACCCGCTCTTAAAGCGGATGCGATGCTTGCCCGATTCCAGCAAGCTGGCGGAAGCGTTCAATGGGTCGAACGCACCGACTTAAAAGTATCGGCCAAGTTTTCGCATCCGCAGGGCGGAGAGGTTCCCATCTGCTGGACGATTGAGGATGCCAAACGAGCGGGTCTCACGAACAACGACAACTGGCGCAAATATCCCCGCCAAATGCTGTCTGCTCGCGTGATCAGTGAAGGCGTGAGGGCAACCTACCCAAGCGTTGTCTCTGGCCTTTATACGCCAGAGGAGGTTCAGGATTTTACTCCTGAAAAGCCAGCCGCTCCTAAAATCTCCCGCCCGAAATTTGAGGAGCCTGTTGCTCCCGCGATTGAGGTTCAAGCAGAAGTGGTGCAGGAAACTTATGAACCAACCGCCGAGGAGCGAGATTCCACGGCTAATCGTGATTCTCTGTGGCAACTGATGGAAACGCATCAATACACCGAGGCCGACATAATGAGCTTCATTGTCGATAAAGGCGTAAAAACCGATGCGACCCGTATTGCGGATTTGAGCGACAAAATCATTTCGCGCCTCGTTGAAAAATTCAATCTGATTGAAAAATTCATGGAGGAAAAGAAGTGAGCGACGAGCGCAACGGAAAAATCTCCGGAAGCGGAATGACGGCACTCGCCGCTTGTCCGGGAAAATTCAACTTGGAAAAAACTCTCCCGAAGCAACCTTCGGGGGAGGCGGCGGAACTCGGCAACAGAGTCCATGAATATATCGCTTCCGAAGGGAAAACGAAACTCATCGACCCCGAACGCGAGATTGCTGAACTCATCGTCAGCAAATACGAGGAAGCCATTGAAATTATCGGACTCGGAAAGCCGGACAAAACTCTGCGCGAAACGAGGCTCTGGTATGGCGAAGATTGGAGCGGACAAATTGACCGCATCGACTTCTACGAGTCTGTCACAAGGAATACGGCTATCGTTACCGATTACAAAACGGGTCGAATTGCCCAAAGCTCGGCGTCAGACAACCTTCAACTCCGCGCCTATGCGGTGCTGGTAAAGAAGGCATATCCGCAACTCAATCGTATATTTGTCAGCATCGTCCAGCCTCTGGCTGGTGAAACAACGATCACAGAATACAACGATGAGGACTTGCGTCAGGCGGATCAACAAATCGCCGAGATTGTCGCCAAGGCATATCAGCCGGACGCGCCAAGGATTCCGAGTCCGACTGCTTGTAAGTATTGCGCGGCAAAATCGGTCTGTCCAGAGGCGCGAGGATTGACCGCTCAAGTCATGCAAATTGCCAGCGACAATGTGAAGGCACTCACCAACGACGAGCTTGGCAAATACCTTGAACGAGCCGAAGTTGTTGAGGATATTATTGAGGCTCTGAAAGCCGAGGCTAAATCCCGTCTGTTGGCTGGAATTCCGATCAACGGATATAAGCTCGAAAATGGTAATTCATCCCGTTCAATTCCGAATCCTGATTCGGCATACGAGCGGCTGAAAGAAGTTATGACTCCGCAGGAGTTTACAAAATGTTGCAAGGTATCCGCGCCACAACTTGAATCGTTGTTGGCAAAGTCCCTGCAAATCAAAGCAAAAGAAGCAAAACAAAAACTGACCGATCTTCTTGGCGAACAACTCGTCGTGAAGCAAGGCGAACAAAAAATGGTAAAGGCATAATATGAGCGAAGAAAATAGATATGTAACTGAGGCCGGAACCTTCATGGCGAAAGTGAAGATGCCGGGAAATGGCTGGTTCGGTGAATCAGGCAAAAAGAAAACTCCATTCATCCGTATTCCGTTGTTGATTACCGATGGGCCACAAAAAGGACGGGAAATTGTCTGGAAAGGCTACATTACCCGAGATGCTGTTGCCGGAACAGTCAAGCGTCTCGCCAAGGCATTCGGTTGGGATGGCGACCTAAATAAACTCACTCACGGCCATGATGACGAAGACGATAATGTTTTCCTCAACAAAGAATGCCAAGTTGTAGTTGAAGAGGAGGAGTATGAAGGCAAGACCTATTTCCGCGCAAAGTGGCTGAATGCTATTGAAAAAGATGCTGGCTTGCCGAAAGATCGCGTTGCAGACCTAATCTCCAGCCTCAATTCGCTATCGAAAGCGGCGGCATCCGAAGCGCAAGAAGAAGAGGACGCGCCGGAACGCAAGCCGAAGGCGAAGGCTAAGAAGGTCGATGAGAAATATGAAGGCCGGACTCACTCTGATGAAGGTGATGAAATTCCATTCTAAATGAAAACGAAGGAACTTCCAAGAAAGGATGAGTTGGCTATTGTCGGTGAAGTCAACGAGCCTGAAACGATTGAGGTCGAGTTCGTCAACAACGATCCCGCAGAATACAACAAGCTGGAACTCTCAAAATCCTGCGAGTTGATTTCGGGATTGCTGGAGGAAAACTGGACTGGCATCCAAAAAGCCATTACGGAGAGTCCCGAAGGAAAAACGACAGTCAGTTTCAACTTGTATCTCAATCACACTTCGGCCAGCGGTCGATATGTGAAGGCAAAGCTCGCCTACAATCTGAAAGCCAAGTCGGAGACGGCAGAGGTTTTCGTTGGTGACCCAAATCAACCAGAAATGTTTTAATGGACTATCCGGCTTCCATTGCGTTCAGCATTCCGATTACTCCGTTATCCTTGCAGATGTCGGGGAAGCGGTTACAGATACGCAATGGTAAGCCGATATTCTTCAAGACCAAAAAAGCATCGGACTACCAGAAAATCATCAATCTATACTCAATCAAATACAAACCGCAGGCTCCTTGGGACTGCGCGATACGCTTAGAGATAGATTATTTTCTGGAAAGGCCAATGCGCCTCAATACCAAAAAAACTCCGCAGGGTGCCTTGCCGCACACCAAGCGACCCGATCTGGATAACCTTCAGAAAGGAACGCAAGACGCCTTGCGGGATTTTTGGTTAGACGATTCTCAAATTGCTGATCTTGCGATCAGGAAGTTTTATGTGGCTTTCGGGCAACAGCCATCAATCAAAATCAAAATTACCAAACTCCAATCAATAAATGAATAAATACCAAGAAGAATTGCAGTTCGATAAACCAACGAAAAACGCTGGCGAACTTGAAAAACGATTCTTAAAATACCATGCTGAAAACCCGAATATTTACGATGCGCTTGTTGATCTTGCGCGTAAATCTCGCCGCTATCGTCCTGATCGCGTCATAGGGATTCAGATGCTTTTCGAGGTTCTTCGGTGGAACTATTATACTTCCGTTCACACTACCGAGGAATACAAGTTTCCGAATGCGTTTGCGGCTGGTTATTCCCGCCTCATCATGAAACAGGAGCCTGACCTAAAAGGCATTTTCCGTGTGGCAAAAAGTGAATTTGATGCAGAATAATCAATCTGTGAATTACTATACTTATCACATCGGCGATTATCGAACCGCCACGGCGCACCTGTCGTTAGAGGAGGACGCTACCTATAAACGCCTGTTGGATTACCAATACGACAAGGAATGCCCGATTCCAGACGATCCGGCGGTCATGGCGAGGCGATTACGGAGCAATGAGAAACTTGTCTCCGCAATGCTGTCGGAATTCTTTACTCTGACTGACGCCGGATGGGTCAACAAGCGGGTATGGGATGAAGTCGGGAAGCATCAGGAATTCATTGACAAGCAAAAGCACAATGGCCGAAAGGGAGGCAGGGCAAAAACCCAAGCCGAACCCAACGCTAACCCAACGCAAACCCTCCCAATACCCAATACCCATATCCCAATACTTAAAAAGGCAATCAATTTTGAGAAGCTACCGGAACCGCTCAGAACTGATGAGTTTCAGGATGCTTGGAAACGATTCGTTTCCTATCGGGCAGAACGCAAAAAGCCAATATATCAATCATCAATGGAGGCGAAGTGGGCGCAAATGGAGTCATGGGGTTCTGAATGCGCCGTTCAGGCCATCGAGAACTCTATTGCCAACGGATGGCAAGGCATCTTCCCGCCACAGGGCGAGAAAGCAAAAAAGAAAGAGGAATCCAGTAAATTCAGAGGTTCATTCTAATGTTGACCAACAAAATCATAACCAAAAAATGCGTCCTTTGCGGATGCGATTTCGATACCGAGCAAATTACATTCTTGGATCGGGTAATATCATTCCAGACGCATTGCGATCCCTGCATCACGATTGCCACGGAAAAACGGGATATTGAGGAACAGCGGCAAAAGCTGGAGCAACGGGAAGCTGAATTTTGGGCGATGGTTCCCAAAATATATCAGACCACCGACGAGAACCAAATCGCCACGCAACTGAAAAAGGCTATTAAGGAATGGAAATATGGCCCAATCGGCCTCGGATTCAAAGGCCCAAGCGGTTCCCAAAAGACAAGAGCATCCGTATTGCTGTTGCATTCTCTCCACAAGGGCGGCAGAAGCGTTTTCTACCTAAAGGCGACCAACCTCACCAAAAATGCACTTGAAGCGTTCTCAGACGATAAGGGAACGAAAAAACAGGCATTGGAAGCTATACGCCAAGCCACCGAGTGTCATGTTTTGCTGTTAGACGACATCGGCAAGGGCAGATTGTCGCCAAGTGCCGAGGAATCACTTTACGCTTTGCTCGACACGCGAACAGAAAATATGCTTCCTACGATTTGGACAACCAATGCCGACAGCTCACAACTGCACGATATGATGTCCGAAGACCGAGGCGATGCAATTATGCGCCGACTCGTTGAATTCTCGAAAATAATCACCATCCAATAAATATGACCGCAATAGAAACCAACCAAAAAATACAATCATACAGCGAATTCGTTCAGAACCTGTGCAAGTCAGGAACCGACATCTTGAACCAACTTAATTGCCATGAAGCGCATCTCGTTCACATGGCAATGGGAGTTTCTGGTGAAGCAGGAGAATTGCTAGACGCAATTAAAAAAGCTACGATTTACCGGAAACCTTTAGACAAGGAAAATATCATCGAAGAGTGCGGAGACATTCTATTTTTCGTCCAAGGAATCTTGAATTATTACTGCCTCACTCTTGATGATGCGGTAGAACAAAACCGAGAAAAACTTTCTCAGCGGTATTCCGCTGGAAAATACAGCAACGAGCAAGCTCAACAACGCGCAGATAAACAATAAATATATGTATATCATTATAAAATTAAAGAAAACAAATGGCCACGATTGGTATATTGAAAATTACGATGCCCCAACAAGACTGCATCAAAATTATTTAGATGCTAGAAACGAAGCAGAACGATTGGCGCAAAAACATCCGGGAATTTATTTCGGCATATTTGAATTCGACGGAGCGGCAATTTGCCCTATTCCTCCGGTTCAATATTTCGACAAAGGAGACTTATGAAGGCAATGGTTGCTACCCCCTGCACAACTGGGAAAGTTTATGCAGAATATACATCATGCTTGGTTGATTCAATCAAGCTATGTGCATTGAATAACATTGACCTTTGTCCGGTATTTCTTGGCAACGAATCAATTTTACAGATTGCTCGAAATGATCTGATCAATATCGCGTATCAGGCAGGAGTTGACATGATCTGGATAGATTACGACATGACTTGGAATCCAGAATGGATTGTAGAGTTATTAACTAGCAAAGAAGATATTTTAGCAGGAACTGCTAGGAAAAAAACAGACCTAGAGGAAACATACGCAGTTAAGTTGAATGATTTAACTTTGCACGATAATGGCTACATGAAGTGTCAAGGAATTGGCGCAGCATTTATGAAAATGAGCGGGAGGGCGGTTAGTTCTGTCTGCGAAGCAAGCGAGGTGTTCACGCATCACGGTAAGGAGTGCAGAGCAGTATTTGATTGCAAAATTATTGATGGAGATTTCTGGTCTGAAGACATCGTTCTTTGCGACAAACTGAAATCTCTTGGATTCGACATCTGGCTTGATCCTAAAATGACTTGCGGTCATATTGGAAATAAAAATTATATTGGTGATATAAAACAATTTATAGAAAAAATTAGATGAGATTTCATATTCTTGGATTACCGCACACAGTTACCAGCAAGGAATTCGTAGCGTGCGCCTACACGCAAAAAGTTCTGAAGTTTGGGAAAATGATGAAGAATCTCGGCCATGAGATCATTCATTACGGCCACGAAGATTCCGACCTAATTTGCGACGAGCGTGTGACAGTTCTCACAAACGAGGACTTCCGAATCAGCTATGGTTCGCACGATTGGAAGAAAACCTTCTTCAAGTTCGATACTGGCGACCATGCGTATCAAACCTTCTACGCAAACGCGATTCGTGAAATTGAAAAACGCAAACAGCCAAATGATTTCATTCTTCCTTTTTGGGGATCAGGAGTCCGGCCAATCTGTGACGCTCATCCTGATTTGATTTGCGTTGAACCCGGAATCGGATATGCAGGAGGACATTGGGCAAGATGGAAAATCTTTGAATCCTACGCCATCTATCACGCTTATTGCGGATTGCAGTCAGTCGGAACCTGCCGCCAAGACTGGTATGAAGTTGTCATTCCGAACTATTTCGACAAAGAGGATTTTGAATACAAGGAAACTAAAGGCGACTACTACCTATATCTCGGCAGGGTATATAGCGGCAAAGGCTGTGAAATAGCTTTTCAAGCGGCGAAACTCGCAAATGTAAAACTGATCGTCGCCGGACAAATTGAAAACGGATACCATATTCCTGATCATGTAGAATATGTCGGATATGCAGATTCCGAGAAAAGAAAACAACTGATGAGCAATGCAAAGGCATCGCTCATTCCTTCGCAGTATGTGGAGCCGTTCGGCGGTGTTCAGATTGAGAACTTGTTCTGCGGCACTCCAACAATAACGACAGATTGGGGAAGTTTCGCGGAAAACAATCTTCACGGAATTACTGGTTATCGTTGCCGAACGATGGGTGATTTCGTTGAAGCGATTGACTGCATTGAACACAATACGATCAAGCCAGAGAATTGCCGGACATGGGCTAAAAACTTCTCTTTAGATTCAGTCGGGAAACTCTACGAGAAATACTTTCAAGATGTTCTTGATGTCTATACTGGCAAAGGTTGGTATTCCGACTGCAACAGCATATCGGCATTAAAAAAAGTTTTTCCTTAAAGAATTTTGTTGTGAATAATAATAATTGGAGTGTAAAGATTCAGAATTGAATCAATATACTCTGTAAATGAATAAATTCCCAAACTGCGAAGATTTTCTTATTAAAGAATTGCTTGCTGAAATGATCAAAGTTTCTTATTTCGATGCCATTGAGACTAAAAAATATAAAAGCAAATACAAGCAATCTATTATTGACGCTGATAGGCAATCGGCAGTTGATTGGTTTGCTGGCAAAAAAGAATCTCCTTTTCCTTTCGTAGATATTTGTTTGACTGTTGGAGTCGAACCAATGGTAATAATTGAATCAATAAATAAAAAACATGAAGCCATATCCAAACTGGACTTGTGAGTCCTGCGGCATAAAACACGGAACCAAACAACGCTCACTCTGCTGTTGGCATTACGGCAAATGTGATGTCTGCGGGAAAAATGCCGAAGTCACCCAGCCTCGGGATTTCGGACATTTCAAAAATTGGTTTAAGAAAGATAAAAAATGATCGAACGACCAACGCCAGAAACTGACGACGTAGCGCAACTGTCCAGCCTGCTACAATATGAGACTGTGAATGCAAACTTCGCTCGCAAACTTGAACGCGAGCGAGACGAGGCGATGGAGCTATTAGCAAGCGAGAAAATCACCCGCAACCATATCATAAAGCGTTCCGTTGAGGTAGAGAAAGAGCGCGACGAGGCTTTGTTTTTGCTCAAAGCCGCGCAATCTGCGTTAGACGCAATACACTTAGAGGTTGGTGGATGGATTAAAATAATGAAGGAGAATACCGATTAAAATGAGAGTTGATTACGATAAAAATCAGTTAGCGTATGCTTTGGCAAATGCTTTGAAAGAGCGAGACGAGGCGCGGGAGGCATTTGTTATTGCTACAGACCAAATGGTTTTAGCACAATGCAAATTGCGAGAATCAAACAAAGAGCGCGACGAGGCGCGAGAAGAATGCAAAATACTCGTAGAAAAACTTGATGGGATTAAGCGACTTTGCGACAAAGTGGAAGAAAAAGCAGATTGGTTTCGCGAGAAAGCAGGCCAACATTTAGATGAGCGTGATGAGGCGCGGAAAACTGCCGAGCGTTACAGGTTAGAAGCTAACGCAATGATGCTCCAGAGGGATGAAGCGATTTCAAAATTATGACACTACTCGAAAAGGCATCTAACTTCGCCAAGAGCGCAATCATTTTCGTTAAAGCCGGAATGCCATGCGCTGATGAAGCTGAAATTGCCAGACGCCTACGCATCTGCTCCGACTGCCCAAACTTCGATCCAGAAGGATACAAGAACATGGGGAAATGCGAGGTCTGCGGTTGCAATATGGAAATCAAAACCATCATGGCTACCGAAACCTGCCCACAAAACAGATGGGAAGAATCACAATATGACTGACGCCCCGACCGATACCGAAATCGCTCTCACAGTCGCAGGAACAATCTGCGTGATGACGATCAAACAACTCCTCAACGATTACGAAAATCTTGCCGCTAAACACGGCATCATTCCTTCCCCGAATATGCAATCGGCAATCGAATCAACAATCACCAACATGACATCAATCTTCGCCGCAAATCCGAACCTCGGCGAAATCTTTGAAACCATGCTGAACGATGTCACCGAGCATTACACCCACGCCAAAATTCAAGCGAACTAATAGCGAATACAGGGGATAGATAAGGGGATTTTCGGTGAACATGTCAAGAATATAATTGACAACACCAAAAAACCTAAATAACCTGTTGAAGCTACATTCATTGCTAATCAATACATAACAACAAGTTAAAAAATATCTGGTGAACAATCAATAGTGAACTTGAAAAGAAAAAAACCTCTACGCTCCAAAAGCGGTTCTTTGCAAAGGAAAACAAAACTCGCTCCGTTCGCGGAGAAATTGCGGAATCGCTTGATCGAATATGGCAAGATACGCAAGGACTATTTGCTGAATAAAAGCTATACTTGCGAGGTCTGCGGAAACGCTGGAGACCAGATTCATCACAAAGCAAAACGAGGAAAGAATCTGTGCGCTGTTGAAACCTTTCTCTGCGTCTGCGCTCTCTGCCATCGGAAAATCCATGACAACCCGAAATGGGCGAGAGAAAATGGGTATCTCATCTACGAATTTAAGTAATGCCACCTCTCAACAACAAACTGCATGAGAAGTTCGCTTGGCTTGTAGCCGAAGGCGATTCGCACACAGAGGCATACCGGAAGATCAATCCGCATGTTGCCTCGCCTCGCGTTCTTGCTCACAAGGTTTACCACAGGGCAGATGTCAAGAGCCGCATCGCTGAAATCCGTCAGGAGGTTGCCACTCGCTCAATTATCTCCATTTCTAGAAAACGAGAGATTCTCCGCCAGATGGTCGAAGGCACATTCCCAACAAAAGTTGTTCGCAACCCAAACGGAGGAATGGTTGCGGTATTTGACCGCTTAGCCGCACTCAACATGGACGCGAAGATTGCAGGCGAATTTGCGCCAGAGCGTCATGAAATCGTTGCCAATGATCTACGCCTAACCTTCAAGATTAAGGGAAGGAATACGAACGCTCCGGAGGATAGCGACATTATGGAAGCCGAGATCGTTGAAACCAAAACAGACGATATTCCGCAGATTGAAGATGCGCCAGAAGATGAATTCTTTGGAACAGAAGCCGACCTATCTAACTTTGAGAATGCGCCAGCCGATCCGGGCCAACCTCAACTCGACACGCTATGATCCGGCCAACATCCCGAACAGTCGAAGCGGCAATCAATATCGCAACCAAAGTTCGCAAGGCTGTTGAGTCCGACGAGAAGATGGGAATGCTCTATGCGGCTGAACTTATCCTTCAAGAAGGCACGAAGAATCCGCCAAAGGAAATCGAACTGAACGAGAACCTGTCTCGGCAAATCATTCTTCAATTCGTTCAGAGTCTGCTCGACAAAGATCAGTTTGAAGCCAGCGCAACGATCCTGTGGGGTCCGGATGTCTATGATTGGCGTCCTCGTTCCAGCCGCGACACTTGGCGATGCCTGTTCGATCACGATCTTGTTCTAGTTCAGGGAGCGGGTGCTATGGGCAAGACATTCGGAGCGGCGGCATGGTTCTATCTGGATTGGTTTCGCGATCCGTTCTACACCAACATAAAAGTTATTTCGCTAACCCGCGAACACGCCGAAAGGAACATCTTTGCAAGCATTAAGAACTTTCACCGCATGGCTCTCGTTAAACCGGAGTTTCACAGGGCTGATGAACTCGTTACGAGCATTCAGGCATCAACGGACGCCAAGCAAGGCATCCACCTCGTCGCAATCCCGAAAGGGGAAAGCGGCCACGGAACTCTGCGCGGATTCCACCCAACGCCACGCTTCACAGCGGCACACTCAAAATGGGGAAGGCTATCCCGAACCCATGTTATTCTTGACGAGGCCGAGGAGGTGCCTGCTGGAGTATGGGAAGGCGTCAACAACATTATTTCAACTTCGGATGTTAATGAATGCCGTGGCCGAATCAAAATCTTCGGTGCCAGTAACCCAAAAGACAGAACGAGCGACTTCGGCCAGCGTTGCGAACCAGTCAACGGATGGGGATCAATCGACTGCGAAGAGGATTTCGAGTGGGAATCCAAAGAAGGCTACCATGTCCTGCGACTCGACGCCGCACGATGCGAGAATGTCGTAGAGCAAAAGATCGTTTACGCCGGACTACAAACCTATCAGGGCTATATTGGCTATATGTCCCGTGGTCGCACGGCAGAGGCGATGACGATGGCCAGAGGATGGTTCCCCGAGGAAGGTCAGGCGATGATGATTATTACGCCTGCAATGATGAACAACGCAATGGGGAATCTGCGGTTCATTGGCCCAGTTGTTCCTCTGGCTGGTTTTGACTTGGCTCTTGAAGGTAACGATCAGGTTATTTGCTCCTACGGACGCTTCGGGCTGTCTGACGGCTGGACGGATCAGGCCAATCAGTTCCACGCATTCAAATCACCAAGGACTGCACTTCAACTCGACTCGCAGATTCCATTCCCAAAGAAAGCAACGCTGGAACAAACCAACGCAATTATCAAATTCTGCAAGGCAATGAAGATTAAGCCGAACTGGCTGGCGGTTGACAGAACAGGCAACGGATCAGGCATTCACGATTCGCTTTGCACTCTGTATGGGCCAGAAGTCTTGGGAATCAACTATTCTTGGGCGGCATCTGAAACGCGAATTCTTGGTGAAGACAGCAAACAAGCCAACGAGCTATACAGCGGAGTTGTGACTGAACTGCTGTTTGGCTTATCAAAATACTTGGAATTTGAATATCTCAAGATCAGTCCGGGATTCCGTAACGAACAACTCGTCCGCCAAGCCACAGGACGGAGATACAAACAAGTCGGGCAGGGAATGGTTCGCGTTGAAAGCAAAGGAGACTACTGCAAAAGAACTCGCCTTCACAGTCCAGATTCTCTTGACTCGTTATCAATCCTTGTTTACCTAATGCGCCAACGCTCCGGAGAAGTCGCCACGATGACCGAAGAAGGCAAGCGTGAGGAGCCGCAAGAAAGAACCCGCGAAAGCGTTGTTGACACAATGCAATTTGTGGATTTTTCTGACTAAACAATAAATCAATTTCAGCGAATAAATCACATGAAAAAACAACAGCCGTCCAAAATTGAGCAAATCGAACTCGAAAAGCTCATTCCTTACGCAAAAAACAGCCGAACCCACGACGATGCTCAAGTAGCACAAATCGCCGCAAGTATTCGTGAATTTGGCTTCAATAACCCTGTTCTCATCGGTCAGGATAACGACATCATTGCAGGCCATGGCCGAGTTCTTGCCGCTCGCAAACTTGAACTCACAAGCGTTCCTTGTTTGAGACTGGGCCATCTGACCGAGAACCAGAAGAAAGCGTATGTCATCGCTGATAACCGTATCGCGCTCAACGCCGGATGGGACGAGCAAATGTTGGCGATTGAACTGGCTGAACTCCGCGAAGCTGATTTCAACCTCGACCTGACTGGTTTCGACGCCGAATCCATTGAGAAATTCCTTAATCCTCCGGAACCTGAAATGGCCGAGGTTGATTTCAAAGGTAAAACGATGGCCGAATACAAAGACAAATACGATGAGTCGATTATTCGGCAAATCATCTTGGTTTATCCTGTCGATGAATTCAATGCTGTCATCGAAGCGATGGGCAAGTATGCCGATCAACACGGACTTTCAAACAACACCGAAGTTGTCAATCACCTTTTAGAAACCAACGGATATGCAATATCTCAACGCCAAACCGAAGAAGATCAACTTGAAGGAGTTTCGGGACAGGTCAGCGACGGAGAATGATTTCTCTACGCTGATTGATACCGACACAACGATTCTTCACAACGGGGTTCCTATCTGCGTTTATATTGAGAAAGTTCCGGCTGAAACAAAACAGATGTTCGATTGCCTGACTCGCATCAAATACGACACGACAACGCGAACATCTGGATTGGTGACATCCTCAAAGATATTCGGCTACGCTCCTCGTAATGCTATCCGCAACCTTCCGTGCCGAGCAACGGGTCTGGCTACCACCCAGCCATCCGAGAATGAAATCTTGAAGCGGTTCGCCGCGATTGCCGCAGACTTGTATTCCAAGACCAACAAAGAACTGGCTGAAAAGCATTTCAAGCTGACCGAGGAGAAGGTTCTTAAGAACTATCAAATGGATGGTTCTATGTTCACTTCTGGCATCGTCAACCATAACAATCCGCTCAAGTATCACTTTGATTCTGGCAACTATGTTGGCGTCTGGTCAGCCATGTTCGCGTTCAAGCGGGATGTTGAAGGCGGCTACCTCGCATTCCCTGAATTTGATATTGCGCTGAAAACCTCCAGTTGTTCGCTCTCAATGTTTGACGGGCAATCTATTCTGCACGGAGTTACGCCGATCAAGAAGCTAAAACCATCCTCTGTCCGCTATACAGTTGTTTACTATTCCCTCAAGAATATGTGGTCTTGCGAGACTCCGCAGGGCGAAGTTGAGCGTATGAGGAACAAGCGTCTTGAAATTGAACTCTCGCGGGTAACGAAAAAGAAATGATTCACAACATATCAGGAAAGCCAATATGGGTCGCTTGTATTTCCACAAAGCGGCCAGAGAATGTTCAGAAGATCAAGAAGCACATTGACCCAAGCTGGTATGTCTGCCCGAACGAGAAAAAACTCTACGAGGCGAACGGGGCAAAAGGAGTTGTTGAAGTAGACGGCAATATCGTTGCCGCGAGGAACAAAGCGATCACCGATGCCAAGAACAACGGATGTTCTCTCTGCTTGCAACTCAGCGATGATGTTACGCGATTCTACGAGTTTATGAACGAGAAGAAAGCAAAACCAGTCGATTTCGATTATGTTTTCAAGAAGATGGTGGCGTATGCGGCTTCTGATCCGGTGAAACTCGTCGGCCTTTCTATTCAGAACAACACTCGCAACTACAAGAAAACATATTATACTGTTAACAAGTTGGTTGTGAACGATTGCGTTCTGATTGACACGAATTTCCTATACGACGAGAAAGCTGATCTGAAAGAGGATTACGATATGTTTCTTTCGCTAACAACGCGAGGCCACAAAGTTATCCGTCTTGACAATCTTTCAGGAGCCTTTCCACACAGAGAGAATAAAGGAGGCGCAAACACTTACCGGAACTTCTTCCGAGAGCAGAAATGCAACTCATATATTTTGACCAAGTGGAAACATCTTGTTAGAACTCACAAAACGCGAGTCAACCAAATAGAAATAATGTATAAGAACCTTCCTTATGGCTAAACCAATATGGGGCATGGTGCCACCGGGAGGATGGCATTACCGAGACGGAGATGTAACGCTAGATGGTTGCAGCCTCGACAATCTTTATGATGTTGTGCGTAATTATCGCGCTGAAAACCATCTGCCAATCGGAGATGTTGTCGGAGATGTTAATTCGTTCGTTTGCGGAAACTACCCGAATTACTGCCATGGCGTTGATATGGTTGTAATTACCAGCGTTGAACAACCTTCGCGCCAATCTGAGTTGCTAAACGACATTACAATATGGGCAAAAAATATATTAGTTACCCAAAAACGAATTGATTTCGTTACGGATGAACTCGCGGAAGCCAGATCAAAAATCTGCGCAAAATGTCCAAAGAATATCAAGTGGCGTAGCGGTTGCCAATCTTGCATTACTGCAACAGATAGGCTATCAACAAGCGTTCGCCAAGCTCGTGAAACAAAAACCTCGCGTTCTCTCGGCGGATGCTCCATAATGCGCCACGACAATAAAAGTGCAGTTTTCTTCGACAAAAACAATTTTAACAAACCACAAAACTTGCCAGCTATTTGTTGGCTAAATCAATAATGGCTAATTCAATCAAACCGCTCCCCGCAGAAGTCAGCAACAGCTACGCAACCAAAGCTCCGCGACTGCGAGATGGTTCAGACAAAGACCAGCGGGTAAATCTTGAAATCACCGAACAGAAAGTCAACGACACTAACGATGTTGTTGATAAAGAGACTTTAACAGTTCGCCGGACATTTCGTGACGCATCACAAGCGTTTTCCGCTTACAAACGCCTTAAACAACAGAATGTCGAGCGCAACCGCAAAAATGCGCTGATTCAGAAGAAGCTCAACAACGAGCCGCCATACAGTCCGAAGAAACTTGAAAGCATGGGTCAGAATTGGCGTTCTAATCGACCAACTGGTTTTCTTTCCATTCTTGTCAGCCGGATTCAGCCTCCGTTCAAAGCGGTTATTGAAGCTGGATCGACAATGACCTATAGCAAATTCCCAATTAACAGCGTCGATTCCGAGCAAAAGACCAAAGTATTTCGTGAGGAAATTACGAAAACAATTCGCGGATGGAGCGGCCATAATGATCTTTTGGCCCAAGTGGTTCATGAGAACACAACCTTCGGGTTTACCGCAATGTGTTGGGATGACACCCGAGATTGGAAGCCGGAATTCCTGCGCCAAGACTATACTTTTTTCTCAATTGAAACTCCTCAGAATGTTGACGCAACGCCAATTTGGGCGCGGAAGAGGAAATACCAGATTGCAGAGCTTCTTCCTATTCTTGAAGATGCCGAACTTTCCGCTTTGGCGGGATGGCACATTAAGAATCTTGTTAAGGCAATCAACACCGCCAGACCCGCTGGCAGAACTCTTGATAGCGACGATGATGCTCGCCGCTATGAAGACTGGATGCGTGAAGGTTCTTATGGGGCAAGCTACGAGAACGATGCGAAGTATGTCGAACTTGGCGAACTGCTCGTAAAAGAACCTAACGGAAAGATCAGCCGATTCTTGTTTGACGATAAGACAGGCGACGAGATTTGCACTCAGCTTGATCGCTACAATCGGATGTCGGATTGCTTGGCGTTGTTCGCCATCGAAGTTGGTTCTGGCTCTTTGATGTCCAGCCGTGGCGCAGGACGCGATCTTTACAACACCCATATTGCAGTCGATAAGGCCAGAAACCTAATCATCGACAATACCTATCTGCGCGGAATGCTTCTTCTTCGTAAAAGCGCAACAGCAAAAAATGGGGTTGCTCCGCTCACGGTGAACCATCCCGTAGCTTTCATTTCGGAAGGCTATGAGGTTGTTCAACAGCAAATGCCAGCCGATGTGGAAGATTTCATTCGCCTCGATCAATTCGTCAGCGGAATGGCGGAAATCCAAGTTGGAACTTTCCTTCCCTCTTCCGCAATGGGAATTCAAACTGGTGACAAAACTGCCAGCGAAATCAACCGAGTGGCGGCGATTGAGAACCAAATCCGAGAAGGAATTCTTTCTCGTTGGGCGTTCCAATATTCCCAAGCGGTTCAGCGGATGCAACGGGGAATTTGCCATCCTGAACATATCCGTGCCGCCAGCGAATTGAAAACGATGCTGGATGTTGCGAGAATCCAAAATCCTGCCGCTGTATGGGCAAGACGCGATGTTGTTGAAGCATTCATGGAATCTGGATTGGAAATGCCATCATTTATGGTTCCGTTTGAAATTCCACGCCATCTTGACGAGGACGCTATTGATTGTTGTTTGCGGATGATTGAACGCAATCTTCCACCAAGCGATATTCTTCTTATGGCATTTACGCCAGCGCAAGAACTGCTTCCTGATATGCTTTCGCAAGACAACGCCATCCTCGATCTTTTGATTCAGCGATACATGGGCAATCCTTCAATCAACCAAGCCGAGTTGATGAAACTGGATTGGAGCCGGAAAGTTGGTCAGGAAATCGCCAATTCTGTTATCGTTCCGCCTGACATGGTTCAGGCTAACGCGATTGAAGCCACTCGCCAACAGGTTATCGAACTGCAAAGCATCATGGCTGGGCAGGAAGTCCCAGTGTCTCCGCGAGACGATGATGATATTCACCTTGAAACGCTCACGCAAAAACTAATGCCCGTCATCGCTAACGCTCCTGAAGGCTCTCTGCCTCCTGAAATGGTTCAGCCATTCACAAGAGCGTTGCAACATTACATGACGCATATTCAGCAGGCCGAAGGCAAAGGAATAGACAAACAGAAACTTCAAATCTATAAAGAAGGTTTGAAAATGGCTTATGAAAAAATGACCGCTGGGTTAAACGCTCCTCCGGTGGATCAAGTTATGCCTGCGGCGGCAGTTGGGCGGTCAGGCGGAGGCGGAGGAGGTCGCAGGCCATCAGTCGCACAAGCAAACATGGCAGGGGAAGCATTGGCTCAATCTCAGCCAAACCAACTCGGAACAATCAACGAAATCGCCGCTCCCGGAAAACCTCCGACTGCGGCTTAATAATAAAATTATGCCAGATACTAATAAAAAAACAAAAGGGTTGGGAGCAAAGACCGACAAAGAAAAAAACGAGGAAGTAAAAGCGTTGGAAACCAAGCTCGACAAAGAGCGGGAACTTGAACGCTTGCTGAAAGCCGAGGAGGATGCCGCTTACGAGCGTCTTGAAAAGCAAGGCATGAGCGATCAGGGAATTGTTTCTCCCGAACAGCTTCTTGAGTTCGGAAAAGATGTCTACAAAGGCACGAAAGCCAACGCTAAAAAAGTCGCCACGAAAGTTGGCGAAGGAATTTCAAGGCTCGCTGAAAAAGTTAAAGAGAAAATGAAATGACAAACTGGGAACCTGCTGACGCAAATCGTCTCCGCGATTACTTGAATAAAACTCAATTCAAACTCGCGGTATTTCTGAAAACGCGCATTCCTCGCATTGACGGCAAAACGATTGAGGAAGTTGCTTTGCAGGCTAAATACAAAGAAGGATTTGAAACCGCTCTGCGAGAGCTTGACGAGCTTGCCATTGTTCTTGAAAACAAAGACGATCCCTCGTCTGGCACATTCACAACAATGTAAATCCTATGGCTGAAATCAAAAAACGCTTCACAAAAATTGTCCATAACAAGGCAACCGGAAGAACGCGAACAGTCAAATACGGGCAAGCTGGCAAAGCGGCTGATGGCGGCGACAGGATTCGTCCGGGAACCAAAAAAGGCGATGCGTATTGCGCTCGTTCAGCAAAAATCAAAGGGGATTGGAAAAGTGACCCAAACAGCCCGAACAACCTGTCACGCAAAAAGTGGCGTTGCCGTGGCTCTAAATCCATGAAATAGTATAAAGAGTTTAGTCATCTATACGCTAAACTCGGTATAAGTGCATATATTTCGGTATAAAATAACAAAAACACAATAAATATGGAAGATAACGAAAAAGCAGAACTTGATGTGACTGGATTTGGCAATCCCGGTCTTGAAGCAGATAAAATTGACGACGAGACAGATTCTTATATTGATTCTGCGCTCGATTCCGCGTTGGAAGAGACAGCAGAAGCCGAGACAGCAGATAATGAGCCTGTCATTGAAGAACAGGCTTCGGAGACGCCAGAAGGCATTCCAGAGCGCGAAATCGCCACTCCTGCTCAAATTGATCCCGTTGAGCCTGTTTCTCCCGTTGAACCTGTCATTCCTCCAGTTGAAATTGATCCGGAGATTTCTGCGATTGAACAACCTCGGAATCTTTCTGAAAAAAACCAGAGCAATTGGCGCAAACTGCAAGAAACCGCTTCCTCGTATAAACGCCAAGCGCAAGAAGCCGAAGTGTTGCGTCAGAAGTTGCAGGAATACGAGCAAAAACCTCCTGTTCCGCAAGACTACGAAGACCTGCGTAAATTCCGAGCAATCTTCGATGTTCAGTCTGATCCTGAATTTCAAGAAAAATACGACAAACCAATCAATCAAGCCAAAGATGCTGTGTATTCTATTCTGCGTAAGCATGGGGCAACTGACGAGGTTATCAATTCAATCGAAGCGAAAGGCGGACCAGATAAAGTTGACCAGAAATGGTGGATTGAAAATGCCATCAACAAACTTCCCTTGACTGACGCCGAGCGATTAAAGCGTGGGCTTGTGGATGTTGCTGACTTGCAGGAGCGCAGGATGTCGGAAGTGCAGAAATCAGCTCAAAATGCCGAGCAATATTACCAGCAACGAGGCGAAGCGGCTGTCGAATGGTTCTCAAATCAGGAGCAGGAAATTTACAAGTATGTTCAAGATCGTGTTGTCCAAGAAAAAGCTGAATGGGCCATGCGAAAAGAAGTGCCTAAAAACGCAACGCCTGAACAGATGAAAGCAATTCAAGCGCACAACGAACTTGCTGGCCAAGTTGAAAATCTTTTTACCTCTGCATTGTGGCCTAAAACTTCTCAAGAACGGGCAGATGTCGCGGCGGCGGCGGCGATGAGTCATGTTTTGACAAATCAACTCCGCGCCGAACAGACAAGTCGCCAGAAAATGGCGGCGCAGTTGAAGCAACTCACCGAAGAAAACGCTCGCTTGAAAGGAGCCGGAAGAATGCCAAAACAAAATCTTGCTACTGCTTCCAGTAACAAACCAGCAAGCACCACGGATCGGCTAAAAATGTCGTCTCTTGACGCCATTGATCTTGGCCTTGATGAAGCTGGCGCGTAAATGCGCCAACTGTTAGGAGATTCCTAACAGTTCAATTCAATAACTGAATTAATAAACAGAAAATAGATACCTATGAGCCAACCAAAATTGTCGCCTGACGAAAAAATCACAGCCATTGCGCTTGAACAACCTGATCCATTCTCAAGGCCCGGACAAACGGCAAAAATTCCCGGAAACCAATCAAGAAAACCGCAACGAGATTTCTCACATCTTGATGAACCTGTCGCAGAAGTTGCTCAGAAAAAAGAAGAGCCAGTAGAGGAGAAAAAAGAAACGAAAAAGCGTGGCCCAAAAACGAAGAAACTGGAAACAATTCCAGAACCAACAGCAATAGTTGAGGAAATTATTGTGGCCTCGCGAAGCGTTGATGGGTTGCCAAGCTATCGCGCTGAATTTTCAGGGCGAGATGTTTTTGTGGGCTTCCCTTGCTATAAAACAACAAATCCCGTTACCGCATTCGCAATGATTGCGCTGGCTTTGGATTTCGGGCGCGACAAAATCCGCTATGATATGTCGATTGGTGACGCGATGGTTTATCACAGCCGCAATCGCATTGCTGAAAAGTTCCTTCAAACAGACGCGAAATATCTGTTCATGATGGATGATGACATTATCCCTTGTATTGGCCGTCCGGCATGGATGAAAGCCAATGTTGCTTCTGCTCGCAGCTTGACAGATCTTCCGCTTCAACGCCACATTTTGCATCGGTTGATCAACAGCGGAAAAACGCTCGTCGGCGGAGCATATTTTGGCCGTCAAGAAGGGGCAAAGTTGATGTGTAGCGATCAATCGTTAGTAAAAAATGCGCGCCAATACGACGATTTCATTGTGCCTGTTGATTGGATTGCTACTGGATGCCTTTTGGTTCACAGGCAGGTTTTTTTAGACATCAAAGAAAAGTTTCCAGAGCTTGCGCCAACCTCCGCTCAACTTGCCGCAGACCCAACTGCGCCTTTCGATTTCTTTCTACCGATGAAAGGTGGCGTTGGCGAAGATGTTGCTTTCTGCCATCGCGCAAAACAAATCGGCCATCAACCGCACATTGATCTTGGAACTCCCGTCTTTCATGTCGGCTACAAAACTTACTGATGAAACCTAAAATTTACGCTTACTACGAGTCAATTCAGATGAGCAATCAGCCAGAGGAATTTGCTTGCGCAAATATCTGGAAAGAATCATGGGAAAAGAACGGATGGGAAGCCGTCATGCTCAACAATAGCCATGCAAAAGGAAGCAATCTATACCAAAAGCTGGTTACTCGCATATTGAAAACGCTTCCTCATTTTTCTTTAGAAGACCAAAACAATTTGCAACGAGTAATGGTGCGTTTTACGCGCTGGTGCGCTCTTCATGCCGCAAGAGGCGGCTGGATGTCTGATTACGATTGCGTGAATGTTGGTTTTTCACCGCAAGATGCCGATGAATTAGCAAAATCTGATTCATTGATTGTTATCGGAAAGCCGAGTTCATATTTGTTCTACGCTAATCATGATATTTGCGGAGGAACGATCAGCAAATTCATTGCGGATGGAATAATGAACGGAAGTTCCATTTCATCTGAATCAGAACTACTCAATTTCAGTAAAGAATACTCAGATATGGACAAAAAAATTGTCCATGTTCGGAAATCTGATGGCAAAACAAAATCGGAAGCCATGAAATCAATTTATGCAGAATTCATTTCCGTTCCAGCGTAGAAAAACATTTCTGCATACAGGACATATTGGTGATATAATCGCTTTTTTACCATCATTCCAAGCTCTAAACGGAACTACGATTGTCGTTCAAGACGGAGAACGGATGGTTCCAATGCGAGGATTCAAATTTGATTCATTAAAACCACTCCTCGAAAGTCAGGGGATTGAAACAACGATGAACTTTTCTGGATTTTGCATTGATGTCAATGTTTCAGGTTGGAGAGAATGTTATCGCGATGATATTTCTTTGCTGGATTCGCAAGCGAGATATTTAGGGGTTGTTCCAAAAAAAACGGGGCGCATGAACATAACTGAGCCTTGGATAAAAGTTGAAAAAAACAAAAAACTCATCGGGAAAACAATTTTTAATCGCACGCCAAGATATAGAAATGACAGGTTTTCGTGGGAGAAAATTTATGATAAATATGGGGAAAATTCTATTTTTATTGGAACCGAGGAAGAGCACGATGAATTTTGCAAAAAAATTGGGGCTATTCAATATTATCAGACAAAAAATTGTTTAGAAGTCGCTGAGGCAATCAACGGGTGTGATCTTTTTATAGGTAATCAATCAAGTTCTTTTTGGATAGCTGCCGCGCTCAGAAAACCTTTAATTCAAGAGGTATTTCCGCCGTGTCCGAATAGCATTATTGAGTATCCAGAAGCGCAGTATCTATTTCATACCGACGATTTATGAAAGAGTCATCAAAAGCTATGGAGAGGAGGTTTAAATCTGAAAAGGCTTCTTTATTCAAAAAAATTTTCCAAGGTAAAGGAATTGACATCGGCGCAGGTGACGATCTTATCAAGGTTGATGGAGTTATTGGATTTGATGTTGAGGATGGTGACGCAAACCATCTTGACAGATATTTTGAATCCGAATCTTTCGACTTCATTCATGCCTCTCAATGTTTAGAGCACATGATTGATCCAAAAGCCGCGCTCATTTCTTGGCTGAAAGTTCTGAAGAAAGGTGGATACGCAGTCATCTCTATTCCATCTTGGGAACTCTACGAGGGAATGATCTGGCCTAGCCGATTCAATCCAGATCACAAGTCAACTTGGTCTTTATGGATGCCAGCTTCTCCAGCACCAACTCATGTTTGCTTGCCAGAATGGACTGCGTGTTTTTCTGATTGTGATTTGATCTGCTGTGACTTGATAGACACAAATTATAATTACAAAATTGGAACTCGTATTGACCAAACATATCCATACGAAAATCGCGTTGAAGCGTTCATAGAATTTATTTTGAGGAAAAGATAAAAATTATTTGACAAGTTCAATTCTTTGAAATAAAACATTGCCATATTCGGGATGCCAAATCCGTTATTTTGGTGGCTCGGTTGAAGCCAAGGCAATCAACCAAACAAGCCGTAAAAAAAGCACCAGCGGCTGGGTGCGATCCAAAAATTAACCGCTCTGAAAAGAGCAAAAATTTGTTCTGGAATCGCGCCATAATGTTGTGATTTCGGAACTCTCGAAAACAACCAAAATAAAATCAAAATAAAATTATGCCTAACGATTGTATCCCATTGGCGACAGTTCAAAACTTCGCCTCCAAAGATGTAAACCGCATCATCGGCCAGATTGGCCGTGTGCTCGCTCGCAAATCGCCATATATCAACTCGATTGACGGCGGAACTCTTCCGAATGTTTCGGATGTTGTCCGTTCTGTCGTTGAGGAAATGGCGGTTCCTGCCGCTTCGCTCGCCGCTCCTCAATTCGTGAATGACACCACCCTCTGCGGTGTTGGCGCAACTCCTGACCAAGTTGGTTCGACCGAGTATCAATTCCAACTCCAGACCCTCCGTGGCGCTGGTCCGCGAGTTTGCGTTAAACAAGCTCGCACCGCATTCAAAGGTTCTTATCTCCAAGCTCAAATCGCTCTTGAGAAAACGATCCTTCAAATCATCAATGCCGACATCCGCTATCAGTATCTCCTTCAGTCTGGTATTAAGTTCGTGGTTGATAGCACAAAGACTTTCAGCCAGAGCTTGACTGGTGATATGCAAGTTCTCGGTGCTCCTTGGGCTACTGGTTCGGTGCCAAACGCCCCCATGAACTTCAAGACTCTCTATAAGATCGGATCGTTCTTGCGTGAGGAAATGCTTGCTGAACCTTTTGCTACCAGCAAAGGCGAGTTCTTCCAAGTTATGGCTTCTGCGGATCAGATTGAGAACTTCCGTAACGATGCGGATGTTAAAGAGGATTTGATTGGTCTCACAACTGGCAGCTTCAAACTCGGCGAAGAGTCGATTAGCGGTTATCAGTTCATGGGTTATCGCGGATTTGCATTCGGAATCGACCAACAGCCGCTCCGCGCTACTGGTTTTGATGGTTCTGGCAATCTCATTCTTGTTAATCCTACCATCTCGACCGCCGTTACTAATGGCTTTGCTCAACGCCGTAATCCGGCTTGGGTATCGGCTCCTTACGAGGTTATGTTTGTCATCGCTGGTGAAGCGTTCAAGCGTTTGGTTCCTGAGTCCTATACTGGCGAAGGCACCTTCCGTTTTGCTCCTCAACTCGCCATGGGCGAACTGGAGTGGACTTACTTCCGCGACAACGATTGTAACCTCTACGGTGACTTCGGTCAGCACATTTATCAAATTCAGCGTGCGATTCAGCCAATCCGTCCGCAGAATGTGTGCGCGATTGTCTATAAGCGTTGCCCATTTGATGGTATCCCTCTTGCCTGCTCGACCTCTGCAACTGGTCTGTAATGGTTGATTGATACGGGAGGCACGGATAATTTCGTCCGTGCCTCCAAATCAGTTAATCAAAAAAGCATTATGGATACACCATCTATTCTTGATACAGCCAAATTCCGCCATCTTGTTTTAGATAGCGTAAATTCTTTGCAAAGCGCAATTCAGGGATTCCAAATTCCCGAATTTGATGAATTAACCCTAACATATTATGGGGCGACCAATAATGTTGCGACTGTTGTTTATAAAAAAGCAAGCAATACAGTTGCTACTCTTACTTTGGAATATTCTGTTCAACCTCCTACTGCGAATGATGCAAATCTTGTCAAAGTAAGTATTTCTTAATATGGCTCTGACATTTAATCCCTTTACAGGAAAATTCGATTATATTGGAAATTCTGGTGTAGGCGCAACGGGTGCTACAGGCCCAAGCGGCGGCCCAGTCGGCGCGACGGGAAGCACTGGCGCAACTGGCGTTGGGGCGACAGGAGCTACCGGAACTATTGGTGGACAGGGTTCTACAGGCGCAACCGGAACTGCTGGCGTTGACGGAGCCACAGGCGCTACAGGGATAGGCGCAAGCGGTGCAACAGGCGTTGGTTCTACTGGCGCAACTGGCCCTGCTGGTGCTGGAGGCGCATCTGGATACTACGGATCGTATTTTAGCAATGTAGATCAAACTGCTGCCGCGACTAATACTGCATACGCAATGACAGTAA